ATGGTTCTTTTATAGAGAATATTTCTAGTGATGATATAGTAAATACATATCAGTATGTTATTAAAAATAGAGATTCGATTGATTGGTCTGATATTATTAAGACTTCAAAACCTAATTTAGATTTATTGACATTATACTATATCTCAGAGGGAGTTCCTGTTGCGTATCTTATTGCATTGCTTTCTTATGGCTTCTTAATAAAACAGAGAAAGATAGAATATGCATCTAAGCCTAATGTAAATAAAGAGATAGAGTATAGTAGATTTCTACATAGAGTAGCTAACTCTATACAATCAAATAATTATAGTAGGGATAGCGTAAAGACTATTGTTTACAATATAATTGATGTTTTTATATGTAAGGGTAAGTTTAATCTACTACAGTATGCTATTGAGAATGATAAAATATCAATAGTTGAGTATTTATTAAAGTCATTGAATGTTGATTGGGTATTGAGTGACAATACCATTTCAGTTGATTGGTTTTCTGCAATAGTTGTTGATTACATTAAGAATATATGTCCTTTGGTATATAATGGTTCAATGTATAGAAAAACTATGTTAAGTAGGCAGAAAGATTTTGTTAGAGTATCTATTCCGAAGTTGTATCATGTGGGTAAATTGGTAGATGATATTTCATATCCCTTGTTAGGGTTATTTAAATAGTAAATTAGTGAGGTTTCGATGAGAGGTTATCTCTTTTATAAAGATAAGACACTTCTAGAATTGAGAAAGTTTTTGACTGTAGGTGATTCTATTTTTGGTAAATTTAGACCGCAAGCAGTTTCTTTCATTAAATACGCTAAGAGTGATTTAGATTCTGAGTTAGAATTAATGGCTCAGAATGGTAATTTTAGTTTAGAGAGTATCAACTTAGAAAATGTGTTTCCTACTAAGTATAAGTGGTTTGTTAAAGATGTAAAGCTTAAATCTCTTAGGAAATATTTACATGAGGTTGAGAGTCGGATTGGTGAATTTCAAGGTGGTAAGGAAGATAATCTTCGCTTATTGGTTGGTATTCACTTTTTAAGGTTTTTATTACTTTCTAAGATTGTAACATTGTATGTTTCTACGTACAGTGAGATGAGACGTGTTGGTCTTGATGCTGATAAGTTAACTTTGAATGATTTAGGATTAGGTCAATCTATTTTGAAATATATTAATTCATTTGAGGAGTTTGATACTAAGACTATTGATGATTGGTTGGCTTTGAGTGTGGATAGTTCCACAATGAAATATTACTTCTCAACTATGAAAAGGATTATGACAATCTTAGATTTCAGATAATAGGGGTTATACATGTATAGTATTAGTAATTACTTTCCGTTTTTAGATAAGGCGGATTTTGTTAAAAACGTGCGTGAGGTTCATGCAGTTGAAGAGTTCTTAGGTTATGAGCCTTTAGTTGTTGATTTAGATTCATCTACTAAAGATTCATCTAAAAAAGTATTTAAAGCCTATAGGATTATGCCTAGTAATACACTATTCTTAGCAGAACTACCTAATACTGTTTTCAATATTTTTAGTGGTACATTCGGTAGTGAGATTATTGTTGATATTATGGAATTTGACTATCAAGCTGTTGCTAACTTGATTGAGGTAGATTTAGTTAATGACATTGATAGAGCAATATTCCAATGCAATGGTGCTTATCTTGTTGAGGATATTTTAACAGATACATTCATTAATGCATGTGCTAATGGGTTGGATGTATCATCTGAGACATATTCTGAGTATAAGGTATTAGAGGATTCAGATAAACTAGATACAGTGTCTATGTCTGAGTGGTTGTTTAGTAATGAACATATTGATGAAAGTTATATTATGGAGTCTGCGTTAGATACATTACAACTTCTAAAAGATAGACGTAAAAAAGGTAAATCTAATGATGCTGAAGATATTAAAGGTAAGGACGCTGTATATACTTGGTTAGATGCTTATTTTTCTTTACCAGAGGGTGAGGAGATGAAGAGTGGTGGTCGTGAGGTAGTTCCATTACTTATTGGGCCAACTGCTGTATTTAAATCTGCTACTGTTAAAGAGTTGTGTAAAAAATATAACTATAGGATGGTTGACTTTAGGGTTGCATTTACCTCTAGGTTGGACTATAGTGGTCTATTCCAAATTGGTGAGGTAGAGGGTAAGAAATATAGTTATGCTTGTCCTATGGAAGAGATTGTAGTTTGTTCTGATGGTTTCCGTGAGTTTTGTAAACAATCATACCAGAAATTAGAAGATATTCTACAAAAAGGTTATACTGAGTCTAGTGTAGCATCTGATGGTAATACTGTTGAGACCGAGAAAAAATATTTAACTGATGAGCAAAAAACTAAGATTGTTGAACTACAATTACAGTATAAAAACTATATGCGTACACCAGTTCTATTCTGTGATGAAATTACACGTTGTAGGGATAAAGGTGTAAATGGGATTTTGGTACAACTTCTCAATCAGAAGAAGTTAAATGATATGACTTTAAATGGTTGTAAATTTGTTGCCGCTACTAACTTAGACATTCAAAAAGGTGTTGAGCGTGAGGAATATCGTATGGAATTAGATATGCTTTATGACGTTAACACTGATTTAGACGTAGCATACTCTAATAGGTTTATTCCTTTAAAAGTATATCCTAATGACGTAATGGATAGGTGGTTTGAGTGGGCAAGTGGGACTACTGATAAGAGAGGCTTTAAAGGTGTAACTAATATTCATCCTGTTGTATTAGAGTTTTTAAATAATAATCGTGACATGGTGTATACAGATAAGCCTGTATTGGATGCTATTGCTGAGGGTTTATCTGATAATGAACAGCGTACACAAGTATTCCCTAACTATCGTACATGGGATATGTTGTCAGATTATTTGTACTCAGTTGATAAAACTGCTGAGGCTGAAAATGATGGTAAAGAAGATAGTGGTGAGGAAAAACTTTACAAACGTAAAATCCTAGAGGGTTATGTTTCTAAGTGGTGTTGTGAGAAGTTTATTCCTTTCTTAGAATCTAAAGGTTATAGTAACTACGATGATGTAAAAGAACCTGTTAAAGATGATGTAGGTGACTTCTTATCAACTGCTTTAGAAACAGGCTCTCCTGCTATGTTAATTGGGCCGTCTGCACTCGGGAAATGTGTTACTGGTGATACAATTATTCGTGTTGATGGTGGTATTACTGAAATTAAGAATCTTGATTTCACATATGGTTATCTTGAACGTGAGTATGTTGTAGATGGTTTAACCGATTATGTTACTACTTCTCATACATATAGAGAGGTTTGTGATGAAGTTGTTGCTATCAAGGATAATTATGGTAGTGTTATTAAGGTAACTAAAAATCATCCATTACGTGTGTTATCTAAAGAGGGTGTTGTTTGGAGGAAAGCATTAGACATTAAAGAAGGGGATGTTTTATTATCTAAGAAGTTTGATTCTTCTTATTTCAAAGATATTAAACATGATTTCAATGCCTATATGTATGGCTTTGTATTAGGTGATGGTTGTGTTTCAAATAAAGCTAAAGGTTGTAATAGTTTAACTCTTTCTTATAATAAAGAGAGAATAGTTACATTATTAAATGAAAATGGATTTATTGAAGATACAACAAAACGTACAAGGTCTGACAATTTCCGTAGTGCTTTAAGAGATAGTGGTAAGATTTATAGGTTATATAAAGAGTTCCCTAGAGAAGGAAGAAACCTTAAAAAAGAGTTGTGGGAAATTGGAGTATATAATTATACTTGGGGTGATGTTGATAAAGAGCATTTCCCTAGAAGTGGTTCATATGAATACATTCTAAATGTACTTGCTGGTTATATTGATACAGATGGGTATATTGCACATAGTGGTGATTATGGGTATGTAGAGTTCTGTTGTAAGAGTGAGTCTTTGATTTCAGATTTACAAGATGTATTATCTTCTTTAGGTTTCAAGGCTTATCGAGGTAAAGATAGGTATGATAAAGATTATAATAGATACTATCCTAGATTGCGTCTTAATGCTAGGGATAGTGTTGAGTTGATGTTATTAATTAAAGACTTATTAGTATTAAAACATGAACAGGCTGATGAATTAATTTCTAAGTTTGGTGGTAAGACTAGACAAGGTAAATTAGATATTCCATTAGAGTGTGGCTCTGTTTTACGTGATGAGATTAATTTCTTAATCAAGGTATGTTTTGAGTCTAAGGGTATGACACGTACTCAATATAAGAATTTAAAAACAGGTTATTTCAGTAACGACTTAGATAGACATAGAACTTCTATCAATAATATTCTTTCCTTTATTGAAGATAATAAATTAGAGAGAGAGTTTATTGCTTATCCATTATGGGATGAATTTAAAACAATTTCTTATTTAAGAAATTGTAATGTTAGTACTGTAGTTAGTGTTGAAGAGATTGGTACTCATGTTGTATATGACGTAACAATTCCTAAAACTCATACATTTATTGCTAATGGTTTCATTTCTCATAACACTAGTCGTGTTAAACAGTATATGAAAAAGGCTAAGATTAAAACAGGTTTAGAGCCTGTATTAATTAATGTTAACTTAGCTAGTAAAGATGCTGTTGACCTTATGGGTATGCCGGTTAAACAATCACTAACAGAATATGTTGGTGGTGGTATTCTTAAAGGTAGTGGTCTTGATGATGTATCTAAGGAGTTACAAAGTGTAGTAGCTAATGTATCTGCTGACATTAAGTATGGTATGACTGATATCATGACTTTGAGAGCCCCTGATAAGACAATTAAAGATAGGTTTGTAACAGCACTTAAAGAGGGTAGAGAGGTTATCCTATTCTTTGATGAGGTTAATAGGGTAAGTTCTAATACTGTTACATCTGCTGTATTTGAGGTTATTTCTGACTATCGTTTCGCTGGTGTTGACTTCTCTAATTATAAAGATAAGGTTAAAGTAGTTGCCGCTTGTAATATGGCTTGGGAAGGTATGGACGATGAAGCTGGTGGTTATGGTGATACAGGTACACTTGACCCTGCCTTTGCCGCTAGGTTCTCAATCTATTGGAAGAAAAACTATGATGAGAATGATGTAGCATCATGGATTGAGTTTATGGAATCTCAAAAAGAAGAGGGTTTAATTGATGGTACATTGATTGAGTTCTTCAAGGGTTTAGATACAGAGCAAGCTTTAAAAATTATGGCTAGTGTTGAGAAACGTACATTGGAAGATGCACAACCATCTACACGTAACATGTTACAACTATCTAAAGATATTAAATCTATGCGTGGTAAGAGACAAGAAAATGGCACATTTAAAGCTAAGGCTTTCAATGGTAAAATCTTGTTTACCGATGACGTAGTAATGCAGTTTGAAGACTTAATCTTAGAAAGGCAGTCTGACTCTTTAGAAAGTCATGCTCAAAAAACAATTAAGTTCTTGGATTCATTATTATATGGTAGCGATAGTTGGGAATCTTTGTTAATTGGTGATACTGTTAAAGTTGGTGATACATCAATTTCCGCTAGTGATATTGTTGATAGCTTGGCTCAGTGCAGAGATGATTTAAAACAATTTACACTTAAACCTATGTCTGCTGATGATAGAGTTGAGTGTAGTGATACTATTGATTTAGTAGAGGATTTAGCTGGTTTTGTAAGGCAATTAGATATCAATACTAGTAATAAGCGTGAAGATATGTTTAAAATGTATCTAGGGGAAAGTATTTTAGGTGAGTTTACTAAATACTTCAATAATACATTTGGTACAAATCTTGATGAGGATATCACTATTGAGCAGTTAAGTGATAAAACTCTTATTATTTCATTTATGAAGATTGTACAACGTAACTTCTCTAAATATAGTGGTAATACTGAGAGCATTGTTAAGTATTGCTTAGACTTGTGTAATGATTTCATGGAGGCTCATGGTAAAACATTACCTAATGAAAACTATGCAATGTTCTTAACAGGGATTAAAGACATTTTACCTAATGCAGATAATATGGTACTTTTCTTGAAGAGGTCTGGTGAAAATCTAGAGGATATGTATCAATTAGCTGAGGGTGTTGGTGATGATTGGATTATAGATATTACTAGTGATTTTGGTAATAAAGTATCTAGAGAAGATATTGAAAATATCAAAAAAGCTATTAAAGAAAGTAAAAAATCAAAGACACCTAAGAATGTTAAATACAATGTATTATAATTAGTTTGTATGATAGAGGTGTTATATTCATTATGATTTTGTCTTGGATATACACCTCTATTACTTTATGGAAAGAGATATAGATATGCTAAGTTTTAAACATGTTAATGATTTTATTTCTAGATTACCTGTTGATACATTACCTGATTTTGGTGATAATGTTGTAAGTAGTGGTGATTTAGTTGAGTGTTATGCACCAGATTTTGACTTCTCAGTTTTAAATACTGCAATTCGTTCTTATAATCCTTATAGTTCTAAGATTATTGATAATGGTGTAGATTTTGTTGAATTAAATGATACAATTTATGTTGATGGTCTTAAAGTAGATGTAAGGTATTATGTTTCTAAGGGTGCATATGGCAGTGGCACTATTGTTAAATTAGTAACAGATGCTGTATACTCATTTGTTAAGGGTGAGTATAGGACTTTTAGTGGGTTTAATACATATAATGCTTTCATTGAAAAATTTGTTGTTTAATTGATTTGGGGGATTATTAATGGGGTTATCTATTAATGAGCGAAATAGAAGAAAGAGAGTATTAGACTATATTAATAGCTTATCTACTGAAGAGGTAGATGAGTTAAAAAGTTATAATACAATCACAGAATCTCTTAATAGTGGTAAGTATGTCAACATGCAAGCCATTCAAGATATATTAGACAATAATACTTTTGAAAAAATTGTATTTGGTGAGGGCGATTCCTTTGATGATAATAAGGCAGTAATTAGTTTGTTCTTCATGTCTAATAAAAATGTAAAATTAGCCGAGGGTTCTAAAAATGTATTTAGAATTATAGTCAAACGTGATTTATATTCTAGAGATGATGAAAAGTATTTTTATGTTGAGAGTGGTTTTGAGGATACACCATATAGCATTACTGACTTTAACGAATCACCTATAAAATATAACACTAAAGAAGCGACAATGACATTTGATTTGTTGGTAGATAAGTGTGATTATAATGCTATCTACGATTCAATGTTGCCTTTAGTTGAAAATAATTTAAAGCGTTTTGATTTAATGGCTTATTCTTTGTTTAAGTCTGATTCTATTAAACATTTGAGGAATTTCAATATTTCTACATTAGCCGTTGGTCTACATAAGAAAACAGGTAGATATATTTATCACTATAACCCTAGATTTATTCTTAGGGAAGCATTAGAGGAATATGTTAATAGGGGTGAGTTATATAATTCATTACAGGATTGTTATGTGTACTTGTTAACATTCTTTATTGCTCATGAAATGGCACATTTGATTACTAACAATCAAGTTCATTTTAGTGGTGGTAATAGCGATGTTGATTTAGATGGAACATATGCTAGTGGTGGTATGGATAACGTAGTTATGGATGGGTTTATTAATGCTAAACTTAAAGTAGCATTAGCTAGAACTCCTAACCTAACACGTAATGGCTCTGCTAATGGTGTATTCCCTGCTAATTGTATTAAAGATACAATTCATATGAGGGTACAGCATAATGTAGGTTTAAAGAAATTTAAATCTGCTGATGATATGGTTAAGACAGTTGTTGCTACGCTAAATAAGGTGTCAGGTTTAGATAAAGAAGCAACAGTTGATATAAAGAGATGTAAAGATAGTTTAAGTAACTATTGGGGTGCTGATGTTTTTTGTAATTTCTTTGTAGGTTCTGCTTTCAGAGAGTTACGTGCTAGTTCTCACATATTCCAAAGGGTTATTACTGATGTTATTAGGGTATTAACAAGTGGTAAGATATATTGGAGTAAGTCTGGTGGAATTACTGATGAAGAAAAAGTTTCTGATAAAGAGATTTTAGCTAATGGTACACTTGTAAAAGTTAAGGGTACTAATATTGTAGGTATTATTAAGGGATATAAACCTGTTAAAAAAGATGACTATATTACTCTAGATGTATATACAGTTAATAAAGCTAAGATTGATAGTGTTGATGTTACTGATTTAGGTAATGGTGCTAAATTAAACTCTCCTGTATATGTTGATAGTGGTGATTTTTATGCTGATTTAGATAGGAAATATATCATACCTATTGATGGTTCTTATGGTTCATGGGTAGAGGGTACTACTGAAGAGAAGACAAGTTTATCTGCTGAAGATTTAGCTGACGATTCTTCTGATAGTAGTGATTCTAGTAATGACATGGGTGATATGGGTGGTGGAACACAGCCTAAGTCAGTAAAAGTCGGTGATATTGTATGGATTTCTAAGAAGAAGAAATTTGGTATTGTTACATCGATTGTAAATGGTTCATTCCATGTAGAAGATGTGAGAGAAGAACCTTGTATTGTTTTAGACGATTCAGATAATCATTTATAATGGGGGGGGTATAAAATAGATGGCTAAAAAACAGTTAAAGAAAAGAATATTTGTACCTACAGGAAATGATTTAGGTGAATTCACTATTTTTGATTTACAGCCCGTAGATGTTACTTTTGTTGATAGTGATGACAGTTCACAACAAAGTAGTGGTGACAGTAAGATGGGTGGTTCTAATAGTTCCATACCTGACCCTGTAGATAATAACCCTTTGAGTAAAGGTAATAGTTCCAATGGCTCACAGGGTTCTAGTGGTGGTAAAGATGCTAACCCTTATGCTAATAACAGTGACGATAATAGTTCCAGCGATGAATTTTCTAAGCAAGATAGAGATTTAGATAACGACCTATACGGTGAAGATTTAGATACTGATAGAGAAGAACAGAGCAACAATAATAATTCAGATGGTGAAGGTGGTTCATCTGGAGATGATGGAAGTGGCGAGAGTGGTGGTTCTTCTGGTGGCATGACATCAGAAGATAATTCTTATGCACCACCTAATTATGATGGTTCTTCTAATATGGGAGATGATAGTAGTTCTTTAGATAGTACATCTGAAATGGAAGATGCATTAAATAAAGAGCAAGAGAATATGTCTGATACTGCTAAGGAGAGAGCAGGTGAGGTTAGTGGTGAAGGTTCACAATCTTCTACTTCTCAAAAAGAGGGTAACTCAAATCAACAGATTGGTGATAATTCTCAACAAGGTGGGCAATCTCAGTTAGGAGATAGTCAATCTTCTCAGTCATCTGATTCTAGTGGTGGTGATAATTCTCAACAAGGTGAGGGTTCTCAATCGCAAGACAATCAAGCAGGTAGTGGTAGTAGAGGTGATAAAGGGAATAAACCTAATGATGACTTTAAAAAGGCACATGATACTAAAGGCAACGATTTAGATGATACTGATGGTAAGGGTGTTGTTGATAAGATTGTTAGGGAAGCCGCTAAACGTATGCAAGAAGAGTTAGATAAAGATGAGACATTAGCTAACACTAACCAACAATCTTTAGACAACTATAAAGACTTTGGTGCTGGTACAATGACTACACTATTTAAAGGTAATAGTATGGTTGCTGATTGGAAAGCTAAATTAGAAAAACTTTTCAGAAAAGCATTAGGTCAACGTATTACTATGAATCCTAACATGATTAATAAACGTATCGAAGACGCACCTCCTGGTAGGGAAGATATTGAAACACAGATGGTTAAAGTTGCTGTTTTGATTGACTGTTCAGGTTCTATGGGTAGTGGTGCTTTTAAGAAAGTTATCATGCAGATGGATGCAATGATTAAAGCCGATAAGCAGATGAGGAATGTATTATTCTACATCATACCTTTTGAGGCTTGGAGTGCCGCTGAATGTGTTAAGCGTATGGTTAAGTGTAAAGGCACTAAACTTAAAGCTGAATTGATGAAATTTAAAGCAGAGGGTGGTACTAATATTGTCCCTGGTGTTCATGCAATGATGAAGAAAGTTAAAAACCCAGACTCTATTATTGTATTATCTGACTGTGGTGTTACTGTTAGTACAACTGTCTCAGATTCTACCTATCAAAAGTGGTTAAAGAAATATCGTGATAGGATTATTTGGGTATTAACTAGTAAAAGAGATATTTCTTATATGAGTGCGATTGACCCTTATGCTAAGAAACAAGATAGATATGTAGTGTTTAAGGGCAATGGTGATTAATTTCACGTAAAACATATAAATATTTTTGCACGTATTATATATCAATATGTACAATATGAGAGGATATGCACATTTTGTATATCCTCTTTTCTTTTAATGGTCTATCATGCAGATATTTATGGTAATAATGTTTTCAAGATATATAAATTGGTGTACATTATAGACCTTAAAAGTAGATTTTGTATTTCAATTTTATACATATTGTTAACTATCAATTTGTTAGTTGATAATGTTTTATTGTTACTTTGGGGGTATTAAGGTACAACATGAATAATAGTGAAAAGACATACTTATCAGATATTTCTGTATTTGATAGGAGTGTATATGAGAGTAATGTACCTACGGATTCTACCTCTAATTCTGTTCTAAGGGTAATTAGAGGGCCGCTTGCTGAGTGGGATTCTCTAAATAGGAATGGTAGAAAGTATTCTGAGAAGTTATGGGATAATGTTCTTGCTAGTCCATACGTAACAGAACAGTTAATGTATAATACTCTATATGGTGAGGCTAATCACCCCGCTGATAGGATGGAAGTAGATTTTGAGAGGGTTTCTCATAGGATTGCTAAGATGTGGAAAGTGCCACAATCTAACCAAATCTTCGGTGAGATACATATTCTTGATACTCCTTTTGGTAGAATCATTAATACATTATATGAGGCTGGTGGTGTTATCGGCTATTCATCTAGGGCTGGTGGTGCATTACATCAACGTAAGGATTATATTGAGGTAGATGAAAATCAATATAACTTTATTACATTTGATGCTGTTCCATTTCCGTCCGTTCAGTCTGCACGTCCAAATGATGTTGTAACTGAGGGTGTAGTTGAAAAACAGGCACTAGAGACAAATGTTCATAACGCTCTTTTTAAAATTATTAAAGAGTGCGATGAAAAGGACTTTAAAAATATTAAGTCCTTTATATATAGCATTGATGGTTATGACTTAACACCTGAGATGTTATTACTTGAAAGTGTTGAGGATATAATTGTTGCTAAACGTGATGAAGCTGTTGTAGATGACGGAGACACTATTGAGGTTATTGATGATAGTGAATCACAAATTGATACTTTACAGCGAACACTTCAATCTATTAAGGCTCAAAAACAATCTCTTGAAAAAGAAAATGAGGGTTTGAAACAAAGTTTAGATAATGCTCTAAATAAAATTTCAAATGTACTTCAAGACTCTAAAAATAAAGAGGTTGAGATACAATCTGAAGTTGAAAGCCTAAAAGACACTATTGCAAGGAAAGATGCACAGATTATTGAGTTGCAAAATGAGATTGATGGGTTACAGTCTGATTTAGATGAATTAAACTCTATTGAGGAAGCCTGCAAGGCATTAAAGTATCAAAATACTTCTCTAATTCAAGAGGGTGTGACTACATCTAATAGAGAGTTAGAACGTAAGCTAGATGAGAGTTTAAAAACTAATAAGTCTTTAAGTGAGGATAATAAAAATCTTTCACAAGGTAAAGACAAATTAGAAAATGAATTATCTGAAGCTTATGATGAGATTGCATTAGCTGTTACTGATATTAATAAGAAAGATGCGTTAATTCAAGCACAGCAAGATACAATCACAGCTTTAAAAACAGATGTACAATCACTAACTGAGGAATTAGATGGTGTTGAGGGTGGTTATCAATCTGCTATTGATAGGAGAGATAACCAAATTGAAGAATATGAACAGAAGATTAAAGACTTAGAGGCAAAAATTAGAAAGCTTAGTGGTGAGGTTGATTCACTTGATGAGTCTTATAACTCTATTAAAGAGGCTAATAAGACAATCAAACATGATTTAATTTCAGTCATTGCTGGTAATTATGGGTTAACAGTAGAATCTGTTCAGTCTAAGTTGCCTGTAGGTTTTAATAAATCTGATGTATATTCTATTTGTGAATCTATGAGTAATAACAATAGTATGAATACATTTAAAAATTCTATTGTAGATACTCAAATTGTTAATGAATCTTCCCGTGTTAGAAAAGAGAATATCGTAAATGCTAGACCTAGAGTAGGTGAGTTATTCTCTAATCGAAGGGGTTAGTATTCATTACTATATAAGTTAGTATAAATTTTATTTTAAGGGAAAATAATTTAACATATGAAAACAAATATTTATGAACAATATCGTCCATTGTTGGAATCTTGGAGTGCATATACAGATGTAGTTAAAGAACATGTAGAGGGTTACTCCGATGTAGAAGCGACTCAACTTTCTTTGTTGCTTGAAAATACAAAATCTGAGTTGGAAATGACAAAAGGTCGTATGATGAATGGTACAGCTATTCATGAAGGTACTGACATTTCTATGGTTAATACATTTACATCTAATGTATTTGATATTATTACAGCAGTGATGCCTAATTTGATTGGTGAATAAAAATATTTGTTCGCAGTCCTTATTTTTAGTAATAAGAGTAAGAAATACACTTAATTGCTAGGAGTCCGTAAAGCTGGTTAAACTACAACGTAACTTGAAAGGGTAAGCGTGATAGTAGCGAAAGCAGAAAAAATTAATCAGATGGTATAAGGTGAAATAAAAGCTATAGTAAAATATAGTCCTAAGTATTTAAATAATCGGTAATTAGCAGTTATAACTTATATTATTCCCTTAGATAGGTTATAATTCAACGACTATCCTGAAGCACATGGGCATTAAAATAATATGTGTGTATAGACGTGAAATTCGTCAAGAGGAGTACGGCTCTAGTGAGTGGGTGAGAATCCCTTAAATGGAAATAGTGTACCCCTATATTATAGGGTGTGATATAGTCTATTCTCATATGAAAGTATGAGAGTACTAATGGAAACGATTAGTACGTAATATTAAGTGCGAATGATATCGTGTCAGTTCAACCTTTGGATAGGAGGAATGGTCAAGTATTCTTCTTGAAATTCACTTATGGTAACAACAAAGGTGGCATCAAAGCTGGTACTGATATGATTTCATCTCAACGTGGTTTCACTGGTGGTGATTTCAGTGGTGAACACGTAAGTGGTGAGTCCTTGACTATCACAGGTGGTAATGTAACTCAAAAAGTGTTGCATACTCCTATTAAACCTGGTACATTCCGTTTGACTTCTGAAGATAAAATCGGTTCAGAGTTAATTGATGTTCCTAATGCTGATGGTAAAAAAGGTACTATTACTGATACAGCTAGTACAGGTTTGGGTGCTGGTACTGTTGATTATGTAACAGGTGAAATCACATTGACTGGTGTAACAGTTGCACATTTGGAAGCTGATTTTGATTATGACCAAAATAGCTTTGATGCTCCTGTAGACCAAGTTGATGTACGTGTAGTTTCTGAGCCAGTAGTTGCTCGTCCACGTAAATTAAAATCCGTATATATGTTCGATAAACTTTGTGCATAAAGAGTTTCATTTTGTGCAATGTCGCCTTATCATAGAAATATGGTGAGTGATAACTCTACGAATTGCTGGGAGTTCCTAAAGTATAACACACTACAACGTAACTCGAAAGGGTAAGCGTGAAGGTTGCGAAAGCAGAAAAAAGTTGTTATAATACCCTATGATGAAATAAAAGATATTTTAGTATATTTTTACTTAAATATTTCTAAGGGGGATAATTAGAATGGATAATCAGCAGTCAGTGGTTACATATATTGAATGTCCTTATTGTGGTAAGAAGTTAAAATTTTTAAATGCAACTCATCTTAAACGTCATGGTAAAACAGTTAGTGACGTTAAGTCAGAATTTCCGAATCAGTCTTTTGCATCTCAGTCTTATAGGGATAGGCAAAGGGATGACACAAGAGATAGATGGGAAGAAGATGGTTATAGAGATAGAGTTTCTGCTACTTTAAAAATTACACAAAATAGGGAAGATGTAAAAGAGAAAATAGCTAATGGTAATAGAGTTAAATGGTCTGATGAAGATTATAAAAAGAGGGTTTCTAAGAAAATAAGAGATACTCAAAACAGGCCAGATAAGAAATTACATATGTCTAAATTATCATCAAATGCACTACTAGATGGTACAATAGGTAGTGCTAGGTATAGAGTTAGATATTGTGGTAAAGAATTATATTTGAGGAGTTCATATGAGTTGAGGGTTTTTAATTATTTAGATGAATTAAAAATACCTTTTAAGTATGAGGATACTAGATATGAATATAAATTTGATACATTTAAGTTATGTCATGTAGTAGATTTTTATATTCCTAAATATAATTTAATTATAGAGGTTAAACCTAGTTATAAGTTTAAAGAAAGGTTTATTAAAAATCACAATGAAGAGTATCGAAAAATCATGGCAAAACGTGATGGAGGTATTGCTCTTGGTTATAACTATATTTTCATAACAGAGGATAATTTAGACAGTAAAGACTCTTTTTATAAAGCTATTAGTAAGTATATGTAGTCAAAGATTCAACGACTAACCCAGACATGGGTGTAGGTTATTATGAAAGGTAGCCGAAGTGTAGAGTACCTAAGTTACAATAAGTGATATGGTAAAGATATAGTCTGTTCTCATGTGAAAGCATGAGTTTTGAATTGTTAAACTTTCATTAAATACAATTCAATTTGATACAATTAGGTTGCATACGATTTAAAAATGTCATTCGGCTTAGATATGGATACAGTTATCCTAAAAGCTACGAGTGGTGAAATTGGTTACGAAATTGATAATGAAATCATGCAAGATTTGTTAAAAATCGCTGGTAGCCAATCTACTTGGAATAAACTTCCTGAGTATAAAGGTCAAGACGTTAAAACTCATGAAGCTACATTGTTTAATGCTATCAATGATGCGTCCAACACAATTCTTGGTAACACTAAACGCTATGAAGCTACATTTATTATCTGTGGTAAAAATGCCGCTACATACATTGAATCCTTGAACACAAATATCGGTCAAGTACGTGAAATCTTCAAACGTGTATCTACAAATGGTATCGTTGGTGGTCCGCACTTGGTAGGTATCTTGGATGAAAAATACAAAGTATATAAAAATCCATACTACCCTGATAATGAAATCTTGGTAGGTGCTAAGGGTAAGCAAGTTAGTATTGCTTAGTTGATACATTTTGCCCTTGTAAAACCCTGTGAATTGCTGGGACGTGCTAAAGACTGTTATACCAAAGTGTAAAAATTAACAGTATGAGTTGTGGGTTAGCACTCCACAACGATGAAATGTACAATCAGCAGCCTTATATATTTACATTTTCTCTTATATGTTGTATTATTTACATGTAAGGTAGGTGTAATTTATATGTGTAAAGACTATGTTGAGTGTCCTATATGTGGTAAAAAGTTAATGAATATGACATCACATATAAAGGCACATGGTATTGAGATTAAAGATTTTAAAATTAAATATCCTAATGTAGATTTAGTATCTGAGTCTTATAGAAGTAAAATGTCTAGTAAGATGAAGGTAGTACGCAATAGAGATGATGTTAAAGCTAAGACATCTGAGAACTCAAAGCGAATGTGGGGTTCTAGTGAGTTTAAAGATAAAATGCATAAAATTCATCTTGAAGTGCAATCAGATAAAGATTTACAAAAAAGAAAGTCTAAAACCTTAAAGAATACTTGGAAGAGACAAGAAGTAAGGAATCGTATTATAGATGCTCAGAAAAAGGCTCAATCACTTGAAAGTGAAAAAGAAAGAAAATCACGTCAAGGTAAGTTGAATTGGGAGTCTAAAGAGTATCGTAGTAAGGTAAGAAAACATAGAAGCGTTCGCATTTTAGATAATGGAGAACCTATGATTTTTGCTAGTTCTTGGGAAGTTAAAGTTTCTGAGTATTTAGATAGTTTAGATATTGAATGGGATTATGAGACTTTACAGTTTGAATATTTTACTAATGATGGTAAATCTCATAATTATTATCCTGATTTTTATCTTAGGGATTTGGATTTAATTTTAGAAGTCAAGCCTAAACATGAAATAGAGTTAGAAGTAAATCAATTAAAGTTTAGTTCTGTTGTTTCATGTGGACGTAATATAATGTATATTACACAAGATGATATAGTTAATATAGACACATTTAAAGATAAAATATATGGGGTTCATCGACTATCGAAAACAGAGATGTAAAGTAAGACTGGTAACTCGGTCAAGGTTATTATAGGTTACATCTTTTAAGTGAGTAGAGTAGGAATTAAAGTTCCGAAGTGCAGGGAGTTATTACTGATAACCTAAAGGTAATAACTATGATATAGTCAGTGCTAACAAGAAATATGTTAGTTATTTAATTTAATAGTCAGTTAAAATGTTAGGAAATGTTCATCGAAGCTGGCTATATTTATGCTCCATACTTGCCTTTATTCGCAAGTCAGTTATTAGTGGATGCAGATTTTAAAAGTCAGAGGGGGTTCTGTACAATTTATGCAAAAAAAGCTGTAAATAAATACATGTACCATCGTTTGACTTTGGTAGATAATAAACAAGTAGCCGCTAACTAATTGTTAGTTAAGCTATAAGTCATCAGTAAACATGACTGTATATAAATACAAAACTAAATAATATATCCATTCAAAGAGGTGTAGTTAATTCTGCACCTCTTTTCTTTTTATTGATTTTGCTATGCGAATAGTGTATAATTTAGTTATAAGGTGTTATATTTTATGTTAGGTTTAAGAGATTAGATTAAAGAGGTTAGATTTAAGAGGTTAGATTTAAGAGGTTAGATTTAAGAGGTTAGATTTAAGAGGTGATTAATTTATGTGTGAGGATAATACTAAAGATAAAAAATCTTTATGGGGTGGTAAAGGTAAGAGAACATATAATAATGGTGTTGTAGCTAAACGATATTTTGAGGGAGAGCAACCTGAGGGGTTTGTATTAGGTATGTTACCACGTACCAATGAGCGAAAGGCTGAGAGTAATGCTAAAAGAATTAAGACTACATTAGAGAAGTATGGTGTTTCTAATGTAGCACAATCTAAAGATGTGTATGATAAGATTGTAGAGACTAATCTTAAAAAGTATGGGGTTAAGCATCCACAAACTCTTGAATCTCAAAAAGAAAAAGTAAAGAAAACAAATTTAGAGAGGTATGGTACTACTAATGGTAAGATATTAAAACCAAAGGTAGATAAATCTAAAAAAGAGAAAAAAGTAAAAGTCAGTAGGACTGGTGGTGTAGGTAAAGTTAGTCTTAGGGGTAGAGGTACATTCTATAATAATGGTGTTATCAATAGAAAATTCATTGATGGTGATGCTATACCCGATGGGTTTGTAAAAGGTAAGTTAATGTCAGATGAAGAGAAATTACGACAGTTATCTAAACGTAAGGAGACTTTGTTATCTAGATATGGTGTTGACAATGCCGCTAAGTCTAGAGAGATATATGAAAAAGTAAAGAAAACAAATTTAGAGAGGTATGGTGTTGAGTATTCAGCACAAGCTGATGTTGTTAAGGAAAAAATAAAAACTACAAATCTTAAAAAGTATGGTGTTGAGTGTTCTTTTCAAGCTGAAGTAGTTAAGGGGAAGATTCAGGCTACAAATTTAGAACGATATGGTGTAGATAATCCATCTAAATCAACTATTATTAAGAGTAAGATTGTTGAATCTAATCGTAAGAATTTAGGTGTAGATTATCCTATGCAGTCAAAAGAAGTAATGGATAAGTCTAGGGTAACTTCTTTAGAAAAGTATGGTACAGAATATCCTAATCAGTCTGATATTGTTAAACAACATATAAAAGAAAGTAATCTTGAAAAATATGGTGTTGAGCGTCCAGCACAGTCAGATGAAATAAAACGTAAGACGATTGAGACGAATAGGAAACGCTATGGGGTTGACTATACTTGTTTATTTTTTAGTGGTAAATATAAAGGTAATGATAGTAGTTATAATAGGTCTTTTGCTAAACTTATAGATGACGTTGGTATTGTTTATGAGCGTGAGTTTTTACTAGAAAAATATTCATATGATTTTAGAGTAGGTAATACATTAATAGAAATAAATCCTACAGCTACACATAATACACATTTCAATCCTTATGGAAAGAATAGGATTGATGTTAATTATCACAGAGATAAATCTAAGTTAGCTAATAACAGTGGTTATAATGTAATTCATGTATTTGATTGGGATGATACAGATAAAGTTGTACAACTACTGAAGGATAGGGTTACTGCATATGCTAGGAAATGTGATGTTAAAGTGGTCAGTGAGATAGATACTAATGACTATTTAGATATGTATCATTTACAGGGTACTTGTAGAGGACAGAAAATTCGTTTAGGGTTATATTATAATAATCAGTTAGTATCATTAATGACATTCGGTAAATCACGTTTCAATAAAAATTGTGAGTATGAGTTGTTACGTTATTGTTCACATTACAACGTAGTAGGTGGTGCTGAAAGGTTATTTAAGTATTTTGTTAATAACTATAAACCTAACTCTATAGTGTCTTATTGTGATACTTCTAAGTTTAGTGGTAAAGTATATGATACTTTGGGGTTTAGGTATACTAAAACAAATTCACCTAGAAAGCATTGGTATAGCTTAAAAGAAAAACGTCATATAACAGGTGGTTTATTATTAAGTCAGGGATATGATAGATTATTTAAAGAGAATCATGGTAAAGGCACTTCTAATGAAGAATTAATTTTAGCTAGAGGATATTTACCTATATATGATTGTGGACAATCTACTTATATTTGGAGAAGTGATGATGTCTGATAAAGTTAAAAAGAAATATTATCATAATGGCATTGTTAATAAAATGTTTGAAGAAGGTAAACAGCCAGATGGTTTTGTACTAGGTATGTTGCCACGTACAAAAGAAAAACAAGATGCTATTAATAAAAAGAGAGAAGAGACTACATTAAAGAAGTATGGTGTATCTCATGTATCTCATTTAAGTGATGTTAAATCTAAGAAGAAAAAATCTTTACTAGAGCATTATGGTGTAGATAATCCATCTAAGTCTAAGGAAATACAAGATAAGAAGAGAGATATCTTTATTAAAAAGTATGGTGTAGATAATCCTATGAAGTCTGAAAAGATTAAACAGAAGTTTAGGGATAACTATAACACTAAATATGGTGTAGATAATCCTTTTCAATTAGATGTTGTTAAAGATAAAATCAAAGATACTAATAGGGAAAATTTAGGTGTAGATTATCCAACTCAGTGTCAAGAGGTTAGAGATAAGGTACGTGATACTTTCATGGAAAGGTATGGTGTACCATATACATTTATGTTGTCTAAAGAGTGGTTAGATGCTAATGATAGTAAACCTAATCGTGATTTTGCTAGTTTATTAGATGCTAATAACATTACATATGAGCGTGAATTTAGATGTGGTAAATACTCATATGATTTTAAAGTAGGAAATACTTTGATTGAAATAAACCCTACAGTAACACATAATACAAGATTTAGTCCTTATGGTGATAAGTATGTTAAAGGTAGGTATTATCATAGAGATAAATCTAATTTAGCAAAAGAGAATGGTTACACTGTTGTTCATGTATTTGACTGGGATGATAAAAGCAAGATTATTAATCTTCTTAGGTGTAGGGATACAGTCTATGCTAGAAAATGCGATATACAATTAGTTAATAGTGTAGTGTGTAATCAATATCTTATGGCATATCATTTACAGGGTAGGTGTAATAGTCAAACAATTAGATTAGGTTTATATTATGATAATCAGTTAGTGTCATTAATGACATTTGGTAAGCCTAGATATAATAAAAATTATGAGTATGAGTTGTTGAGATATTGTGCTAGTCATAATGTAGTAGGTGGTGTTGAGAAGTTATTTAATCATTTCATTAAGGAATATAAACCTAATTCTATTGTGTCTTATTGTGATACTTCTAAATTTAGTGGTAAAGTATATGATACTTTGGGGTTTACATTAGATACTATAAATAGTCCGTCTTGTCATTGGTACAGTGTAAAAGAAGATAAACATATCATAGATAACTTGTTGCGTATGCAAGGTTATGATAGACTATTTAAAGAAAATCATGGTAAAGGAACTTCTAATGAAGAATTAATTCTTAATAGGGGATATTTACCTGTATATGATTGTGGTCAGGCAACATATATTTGGAGAAGAGATAATGTCTGATAAAGTTATAATTATATATTTGATAAAAATTT